CTCGCGGGGCCACTTTCGATGCGCTTCCCTGCGCATCTACCTTTAATAACACACGTCCATAGGGAGGTATGCCATGCGACGACATAGAACCGAGGGCATCAGTGAGACGAGAGGTCTTCACTACGAAGTCTCTCACACTAATGCAACACACTCGCCGACTATTTACAATGATTCTTCTTTTGTACGTAGTCGGGAATGGAGGGAGATGTGGGATGTTGTAACCCCACACTTCCACCAACGTTCACGTCGTGGTGAGGTAATAATAAGTCCAATGCGAAGTAAGCATTGTGCTTTCACCACCCACTCTAGCGTAGGTTCTCAAGTTAAGCACGGGTCCTGTTACAGGACCCACTCGACTGGAGATTACTTATTGTTAGAATATGGAGTGGACCGTACCGCCGAACTTGGTATGCGCCATGCCGATGGGACCCCATTTGTAATGGGTCCCACGCGAACCGCCGCTGCTAACGCAGCGTGGGCCGCAGTCGGAGAAGCCACCTTTGAGACATACGTCTTCTTAGGTGAACTTCGCGAAACCATGATGTTCCTTGCAAGTCCTGTTAACAGGATAAGGGACTGGCTGTACGGAGTCAAACGTAGAAATGCCCGTGAAATTTCCCGGGCTGGTTCTTTCTACAGCTGGCTATCCGACAATTGGTTAGGGTACCGTTACGGTATCCGTCCACTAGTTGCGGATTTCCATAGTGCAATGGAAGCAATCGCTAAACTCAGCGAAGAAGTTCCTGAGCGCCACACCGCTAGGGGGTACGCTTCAAGCACACTTGCTTGGAACGATACTCGAATCCTACCCAACGCCGGTAACTGGACCGCTGCGAGAGATCGCAACTTTTCCGGTAAAACCGAGTGTAGGGCTGGAGTACTCTACGAGATTGACCATACAAACATCTTTGGTCTTACATTTCGTAGCTTACCACTTGCTGCCTGGGAGTTAATCCCATTCAGCTTTGTGTTCGATTGGTTCATCGATGTTGGAGACTTCATCGGTGCCATGACTCCTAAACACGGTGTTAATGTGTTAGGTAGCTGGCTTACTACTAGAGATGAAGTGGAAGTCTGGTCAGACACGTATTTTACGGGTCGTCTAGACAATAACACTTTTATCGATGGTGGCAGCCTTCAGGGTATATCCCTCTATGAGGGAAAACGACGTGAGGCGACGCTTCAAGGTCCATTGTTTGACATCACTCCTGATCTACAGGGGTGGGACTTAGGCACTGGGCGAGTTCTTGATTCGCTGGCATTGATATACCAGCTTGTTCGCTCTCGATAACCCACTCTGTCCTATAATAGGACGTTAATATGGAGGGACTATCATGTCCTTAACAGTAAACACGCTTACGTATGCCAACGACGTTGCTCGTAGTCCGGATATTTACCGGTACTTGGGGCCGAATAACACCTATAATGTCGATGATTATATCGATCTTTATAGGACGGCACCTAAACCTACGGCGACTTTCGCTGGTGTTACAAAAGGCGCAGCCAAGCTGACCCGTACGGTCACTGATGGCACCGATCCAGTGGGAACAGGAATTATTGAAACTTCCTCTTCACTGCCGGTTGAGGCTGCCCGTGCAGAGCTGGAAGCGATGATCGATGATCACGCTACCTGGCTTCTGACCTCGGCTGCCAAAGACTTGTTGATTGATCGTGAAATTAACCAGTAAACGAAGCATTGTGCTAAGTTCTGTGTTAATCGCGATCTATACAGTCTTTGAGATCCGAGTGGGACACGATGAACTCGTGATCCCTTATTCGCCTGAATTTATTCAGGCGATATCGTCAGTACTGCAACTGGAGGTTCGTAATGAACAAACAGCCAAGAAGGAGCAAAAAGCTCCGGATTGATCCTCTTAAGGTTTATTTTGATCTTTTGAGGACAGCCATCAGAGAGTTGGGACCCACAGATAGTAGCAAGTTGGAGGGATATATTCGTTCCCGAAACATTACTAAGCTATTGGAGTGGGCCTCGGGCGTTTCACCACAGAAGTATCGTGATGCCGCATCTTATTTTGCGGATGCCCAAGTGTCAGGCTTGATCAAGAAAGTACCCTTTCCAACGGATTTGATTGATTTGAAACCCGCGGAAGCTGCTTTAGAGAAATTTATGGCAGCGGAGTACAAATGTCAGCTCTTTAACGAGGCTGAACATATCCCTCTCCCACGTAGTCTAGTGCTTCATGCACGCGAGTACATTAAGAGAGTCATCGGCGTTGCGCCGGTGATTGAGGATATTCTTGATGAAAGTCTGATCTCGACTGGTGCTAGTGTCGGTGTACATGGAAATAAGACCAATATTGCCCGCAAAATACTCGCGGACACGTGGTCCTGTACACCGGCGGCACTTCCGTATGCCATGGAGGCTTTCTGGCGCAACGACCACCTTAGAGGAGTAATGTCGGCGGATCTTCCGCCACTCCCTAAGGAGATCTGGTCTGAGCGCTTTAGAGCCAAAGTTAAGCTTACGAACTCTAATAAACTGAGCTACGTGCCAAAAACTGCGAAGATCCATCGTATTATCGCAGTGGAACCGCTACTCAATAGCTTCTTACAGAAAGGAGTCGACAAGTTCATGAAACGGCGCTTAAAAAGCGTCTGTCACATCGACTTGTACGACCAAAGCCGGAATCAAGATATGGCCCGACTCGGGTCACTTCCTTGTGACGATCCTTACTGTACTATTGATTTAGAAGCAGCTAGTGATTCGTTATCAAAACGTATCGTAAAACTGCTATTACCTCCTGAATGGTGGGAGTTTCTCCTGAAACTCCGGACCCCTCAGTATGAGTTAGACGGTGAGTATTTTACATACTCAAAGTTTTGCTCAATGGGTAACGGTTTCTGTTTTCCACTAGAGTCGCTGATATTTGCGGCTATAACTCACGCTGCGCATTACCGATATGACCAGCCTATCCCGGATCTTAGATTCAGGAAAATGGCGATGTCATCGAAGTCGACCGATTTTTCAGTCTACGGAGATGACATTGTGGTTCGTACTCGGAGCGTTCACCAAGTGATTGGTGATTTGCAGCTTGCCGGTTTTACCATAAACTCTGAAAAGAGCTTTGTGGAAGGACCCTTCCGTGAGTCATGTGGTGCAGATTGGTACCTCGGGCAGGACGTAAGACCTGTCAACCTTACTAAATGGATTAGCAATTTTTCCATTATGTATGCTTTGCACAATGCCTTTCTACGATCACGTGTGACCGAACTCGCTAGTTGTGAAACTCGCAAGTTCTTGGTTAAACGGGTCCCCGATCGGTGGCGCTTGATGCGTCCCGGACGTGAACCAGGGGATACATGTTTTAGTGTACCCCTTGATGTAGCCATGGCCAACCCCTACGTTTCCTTCGCTAACCAGCGATGGAGATGGTGGGAGTGGGCCCCTTATCCAATCGAGGATGAGGTGGTATTGGCGAAGAGTGGGATCTCTGTCCCACTAATGTACACGGCACTTAACGGAGGTAACTCTGATAAGCCTTTCGTGTTGAGGTATGCTGAGCGAAGACGACGCGTGCGTGTTAGTCGGTGGAATTCCGACGCATATCACGCGCAGTCTTTCTCAAGCATCGTAGCAACAGCTTGATGTTTTACATCAGACTGATTTTCGAGTTTCCATACTCGAGGGTATCTTCGAATTACTGAAGATAGAAAATTCA